ATTGCCGATTCGAACTTCTTGCCGGCCTTCATCGCGGGCGTTTCGACAACGGGCGCGGCGCGGCCCGTCTTGTCGAGCCATACGGCGAATTTGCCGCCAAACGGCGACACGCCAATGAGCTTTCCGGCATCCGTGCCGGTAACGTAGTGCTTGCGCTTTTCGAGCCATGCGGCCTTTTCGGCCTCATTGCGCTTTATTTCGATAAATTCCATGGTTATACCCCCTTTACCTTTGCCACGAGCTCGTCGTGGCGCTGTTGAGTGATTTCTCCGGCTTCAAGCATTTCATCGAACTTTTCGAGCATGCACTGGGTCGCAAATTCGCGTTCTTCTTCGATTCTTTTCTGTGTCATGTTGCTAGTACCTCACGTTGATGTTTTCGATTTTCCCGCACGCGATAGCCTTGATGATTTCCTTTGCGGCCTCGTTTGCGGCGAGTTCATAGCCCTGGTCGGAATGGCCCGCGATGTGCTTCGGCAGACTTGCGCGGATGATTTCGGCAAATCGTGCGAGAATTGCGCTGTTGACTTTCTTCTGTTCGTCGGTCCACCTGGACGGCCTTTTCCCGGGCGTCGCGGTTTGTGCGCCGTTGTTGACCGTGGCGGCTGCCCCCTGGAACACGGGAAAATCGACGCTTGCGGTTGCCTTGTTCATGCGTGCCTCCGCTTCGCGTTCCATGGCCTCCTTTGCGGCTTTTTCAGCCTCGGCGGCCTTGCGTTCGGCCTCGGCCTTTTCGCGTTCAAGGCGGGCCTTTTCTGCTGCGGCCCTGGCCTCGGCTTCTTCGCGTGCCTTGCGCTCGGCCTCCTCGCGAATTTTCTGCTCGCGGATAATGCGCTCGGCTTCTTCCTGCTTCCTGCGGAGCTCTTCGAGCTCGCGGGCTTCGGCCTCCTTCTTGAGCGCGGCGTTAAGCATGACTTCGAGGGCGCCCTTTTCGGCGGTCACGGCGGCGGAGGCGTCTTCGAGACTTTCCTTCCATTTATCGCCCGTAAGTTCGATTTTGTCAAGGTTCACGATCGCGGCCTTGATTTCTTCGGAGCCGGACAACACCAGCTTGCCGTGGGTGGCCTTGATTTCCTCGATTTCCTTCTGTCGGTTCTCGATTTCGGTCACGGGCTTTCGGATTTCTTCTTGCAGGGCTTCCATGTCTTCGCGCCACTTCTTGCGGTTAGCGTCAATCTGCTTCGGCAAGTCCTTTAGTTCTGCCACAATATCCTTGCCCAGGTCATCGACGCGCTTCTTGATGCTCGCAATCTGTCGGGCGGTGCTCTTGATCTGGGAAACGCCCTCCTTTGTCGTTACATCGGCAACAAGTGTGCGGGCCTTTGTTTCAACCACATTGTAAAGGCCGTCAAGGTTCGCTCCATCCTTGAAAAAGGACAAGAGGTTTTCCTTGTGGGTGACGGTGACGGAATAATCTTCTTCAATCTTGATTGGTTCGATTGTTTTGAGTTCTTTGTTTTCGCTCATTTTAAAAAGTCTCCTGTGAAAAGTCTTTTTTTTGCTTATGAAATTCTCTAGTAGGTTTCTTTGAGCTGGCGGGCCATCCAGTCAACGGTGGCGAAGTCATAAGAGCCTTTACGCACATCGCTGATTTGCTTCAGCACCTTCTGGTTAGTGGCGACTTCGCCACTCACGGCAAGATAGGCCCTTGTCGGCGTACCCTTCACGGAAAATTCGGAACGGGACTTGCGCGACTTGTAATTTACGGTTTTCTGTTCTGCCATGGTTTACGCCTCTTTTGCGGCTGGCGCCGGTTCTGGTTCAAGCGAAAGCGTGGCGTGATCCATGTTCCAGGCATACTTGATGGCGTCTGCCATCGTCATTACGCCTACAAGTTCGCCGTTGATTGTCGCGAGAAAGAGTTTATCCTTTTTCATTTTTTCGCTCCTTTCTTGATGTTGCCTTCGCCGTACTTGTTGATTACGGCTTCGGAAATGACTGCGGTAATGCTGGACGGGATGCCCATATTTTCGCGCCGTCTGGCTTCTTCCTTTGCCAGCTCATGCGCCTTCGGCGTGATGCTGGTCGGTCTTAAAGTCGTATAACCCATTAATTTTACTCCTTTTCTAATAGTTGAAAACCTCGTTTTTACGGGTTCAGGCGTTGCCCGTGCGCCGTTGCGCCTTATAGGCATGTGCGGAGGCCGGTGGTCGTTTCGAAGAACTCCTGCACCTGGTCTGCAAAAATGCCCTTGACTTCCTTCACCGTCACGGGCTGGAACTTCGCATCTTCGAAGCTTAAGCCCTTGATGAAGTCGTTTGTCGTGAACTTCTTTTGCTTGATGAAGTAGCAGTTGTAGAGGTCTCGGCCTTCGTCAAGCTCGATCTTGAAGAGGTTTGCCTTGCGGAACATCTTGAACGAAAACTGGAAGCTGTTGTCGGTGATTTTTTCAGCCTTTGCGCCGAGCATGGCCTGGAGTCTGCCAAAACCGCCGTGACAAATCGCCATTACCATTTCCTTGACCATGTTGTTGATTTCTTCTTTCGTTTTCATTTTGTTTTACCTCGTTTTGTTTATGTCTATAATATACATAATTCTTTATAACTTGTCAAGATATTTTTTATAAAAGTATGTAAAAATTTTATAAACAAAAAAATGCCCGAAAACGGGCTAAATTTAAGGGTTTGGGGCTTGTCTTTGCGCTTTTTGCCTTTTCCTGTACGCCCTCATGCGGGCGTTATAGATTTCTTTGTTATCGTCGCGCCACTTTTTCGATGCCGCGTTCCGTTCTTCGCGATGCGACCAGTAATAGTTCCGGCTAAAGTTTCGCGTCTTCTCGCGGTTGTTCCTGGCCCATTCCCTGCTTTTCGCCGTACATTCGGCCTTGTGCTTCAAGTACCATTCGTGTGAATACTTGCGATGCTTGATTTTCCGTTCTTCGATTTCCTCGGGCGTCGGTTCGTGCCTCTCTCTCGGTTTCTTCGGTTCTTTCGTCTTTACGAGGTGTCCGCACTCCGAAAGGGTGACTTTCTTTGTCGGCGTCTTGATCGTTGCTCCGGCGATTCGCTGCCGTGCCATTTGGTAGATACTACTAGCCATTTCTTTTAGCCTTTTCCATTTTTGTTTGTTTCTCCTGTTCCAGCTTCTGAATGACAAATCCCATACAACGCATGACAACGGCCCCGCATTGTGCAAACTCCTGCAAGGAATGTTCCAGCTCTCCACTGGAATAGGCGTTGAAGGCCTCGGCCACTTCTTCAAGAAGAATGTTCTCGGCATAGTATGGCGGCGTGTTCTCGTCGTTCTCCCGCTTTATAATGCGTTCAAGTCTAGCCCAGTCCGTCTGCTTGTTTATAAAGAGGTCGCAGAATTTCGGGTGCTTTGTGACGGCGTGCGAAAATTCCTTTTCAATGAGGTTTCGGATTTCGATAAATTGCTTGCTGTTCATTTTTTTAGCCTTCCCTTTTCACGACATCTTCGTATGTTTTCACTTCTGTTATCCCCATGTACTCCACATCGGGAGTGTGCCACTCGGTGTCGTCCCACTTGCGGACAAAGACATTTTTTGCGGCTTTTTCGCTATAACCTTGGTCGTACCACCACTCAATAGCAGCCCTTTGACTATCGCCTATGCAGTTACACCATTCGCCTTTCCCTTGAGCTAACCACTTTGCAAGCTCCCGATTTGTAGCTATGCGCGGAGCTGGATTTTCGGGAATTTCTGCACAGTGTTCGTATGCTCCGTTTGTTGTGATTACACTACCTGCATGACGATACGGAATTATAGCGCAAACACTCCTTCTCGTTGGGACGTTATCGGAATTATTCCAAACAAACATATCGTGCGGTTCGTCAAATACTTTCGTTTCGGTTATTTCATCCAACTTCTCCATTCCGTTGTATGCGATTTTAGCCATTATGCGCTCCTTGTCCTTACGTTTAGTCATTGCTTAATCTCCTTGTCCCAGCTAATCACAAAATACAGCTTTCCATGTTCCGCGCCCCACTCGGGGCGACCCGTGCCGACGCGGATTTTCGGGTTCTTGAGCGTTATCTTCGGGCTGTCCGCACGGTAGCCGTTGCGAAGTACGAGCAGGTCAAAGTTCTTCTGGAACTGCCTTGTGTGGAAAACCTGGGAACGGTCGAAGTGGTATGGCTGCGGAGGTACGCCGAAGAACTTGTGCATCACGGCGTAGTTGTAGAACTGGTGTAAGTAGAGATCCTTGATTTCCCGGTACTCTTCCCTTTTCTTTCCGTCCCGAATCATCGAGAACCACGGTTCGGCGATTGTAAGCGTGAGCGTCTTAATAGCCATTATCCGTTCTCCTTAATCATTCCGACCGTGTAGTGTGCACCGTCCGGGTCGTCAAAGTCTTCGTTCAACGATTCTGCATAATCTCTAGCCTGCAAGAGGTCTGCTGTCTTGTAGACTACCTTCTTGTCGCCGTTCATAAAATTCTTGATTACTGCGTACATCACTTCGCCTCCTTTTCTACTGCCATTTTAAGCGTTTTCAAGAAGTCTACCAGAGTCCCGGCAAGCTCGTTCATCTTGGCGTTTTTCTTGTCGTCCTCCGCACTGTTTTTGCCTGCGGCAAACGCTGCCTTGAAGGCATCCAATTCTTCGTCGTTCAACGGGAAAAATATCGGTCTGCAAGTCATCAACGGCCCGAAGGAGGCGTCCTTCTCAAACCTGCTGAAAGAATCCATGCATTCCTCCGCCGTTTTGTAAACCTTTCCCCTTGAAATATCGTCCATCGAGAACTCAAACTTTCCGCCCATTCTAGGCGTTGCTTTTATCCACGGCATTTGTCACCCTCCTTGAACTGCTCGGCGAGTTCCAGCCACTTGCGGTGATGCCTTTCCGCACTTCTTCTGTGCTTGTCATCTACACACTGGTAACTTACGGCAACCCAGTAACTAGCCATCGCCAGGCACCGCTTGTACTTGTTGTGCCGCGTTTCCTTGTCCTTCAAATAATTGTCAAGAATGAGGCCCTTGACACTTTCTTTCAGCTCCGCAATCACCTTGTCGGCTTCGTACTTGAGGTAAAATTCTTCATACTCATTATGTCTTAATTCGTGGTGATATACTTTCAGTTCGCTCATTTGTCGGCCTCCTTAAACATATCAGCAAGTTTCTCGGGTAAAGGCTTGATTATTCGGTAGTCGCAGTCGTAGCGTTCGCACGTCAGTCCTACGTCAAAGGGGTCAAGGCGTACACCTATCGGAAAGTTCCATACGGAATAGACTTGGAAACCTGGGGGAACGATATATAGGTTGTTATTCCACTCGGCAAGGGAAGCCCCGTGCTTACGCAGGACGGCCTTGATTTCTTCGGCTATCTCCTTGCTCTTTTCTTCGGCTTCGGCTATGGATCTAAGTTCAAATTCCTTTAATTCGAGTTCTCTTTGGATTTTAAGTTCCATCTGCTCATTCATTTGCTTTTACCTTTTTTCTTTTTTTTTCGTTCGTCCGGTCAACGGCCGTTTTTGAGTCTTTCCTCGCGGGCCAGCATTACCTTGAAATTAGGCACGCTCGGCGGTATAAGTCCCAGTTCAAGCGGGGCGTCTTTCGGGTAGCCCTGGGCCATCGGGAGCAAACGCCAGTATCTGCCGTAAAGATATTTTAGATAACGCTTGATTGGGCCGTCAAATTTAGCCACGGCATCCGGGTTCTGCCACTTGATAATTCTACGTTCGCCGACATATTCTTCGGTTCTCGCATGGACGCGGCAATAGTCGAAGTACATCTTGTCGCTTACGGCGGCGCAATAGTTCTTGATGGCCTCGTTCATGTTTATTATTTTCATCGTCATGCTTTCGGGTAGCCATGCCGCGCGTGGGTCTCTCGCGACGGGTTCGGCAAATTTTTCCGGTTCGGTTAAAGTTTCGTTAGCCATTTGTCAGTTGTCTCCTGTCGAGTGCTACGAGTTCTGCAAATTCCTTTTGCGCGTGTGTCTTGGCGAAGTACTTAACGGAATCGTCCCAGAGTTCGCCGTCGCTCAATAGCGGGAGTGCCTGTTTCCATTTGCCGACAATAGTTTTTCCGGTATCTTCGGCTATCATCCGCGCGGCCTTCGTTATGTCGCCGTAAGTGATAGGCGTCCGCAAGTCCTTTTCCATCTTGACATCCAGGGCCTTCATGAATGCGGCCTTGAGTTGCCTGTTGGACACGTCGGCGCGGTCCGCTATGATTGACGCCCTGACATCCATCACCTCGTCTTCCGGCGGCTGAAGCTGGAGAGCATGGAACGAGTAAATGAGCAATTTTTTCACTATTCCGAACCTTGCCGCAGTCAAGTCCATCTTCCATTGCGGCTGTTCGTTCCTTTTTGCGACGGCTTCGTCGATTGTCGCAAGCGCATTGTTCATGTCGATATTCATACAGTAATCACTCCTATTTCAAAAGTCCGCATTTTCGCAGTTGTTCTATTTGCCTTCTGCCTTCCCGTTCGGCATAAGTTTCCTTCCCCCGTTCCTTTTCGGCATCGTTCTTTTTTTGCCAGTCGGCCCAGCTTACGAGCGTTGCATAATGGTTGTTAGATGTCTTTGTGCCGTCTGCCAGCTTGCAAGACAAGGAATCAATGATATTGTTTGCCTCGTTCACGTTGCCGACATGGACGCAAAAATCGTCGTGTTGCTCCTGCGTCAAGAAGACATTTTCGAACTTTCCCCAGACAAGTTGGCCGGGCGTTTTCTTCATTTCGGTTACTTGCGGTTTCGGCGGTTCTGGATCGTTCCGCGTCTGTTCGGCATCGTGCTTTTCGGTGGCCTTTTTCGCCTTGGACTTCGTGGACGGCGTTCTGTTGTTGTCGCGCCACCTGTTCGCTTCCGGGTGTAGTTCAAGATAGCGGGACTCCTTTTCCTTCAACTGCGCGTAATCACTGCCTTTTTTCTCCATGCAAATCTTGTAAACCTTTTCAAAGTCAAAGGCTTCATTCTTGCGTTCGAGTTCGGCAATGACGCGCCCTTCGATGTTACAGACGGCGCAATATGCCGAGTAACATTCAGTTTCGTCAAGCAGGGCCAAGGCGTAGGGGTGCGGGTTTTCCTCGTAACCCTTGTATAGCAGGGTGTTTCGGAACGATTCGAACCATTCCCAGCAGTTGTCCTTGTTTAGTCCCCTTGTCTCGTGGAAAAACTTATCCAGTTCGACATGGATAGAAGAAACCGCCATTACACACCTTCATCGTTGAGCATCTTGTCCAAGGCCATCGCGAGCACGTTTCCGATAGTAAGGCGTATGCCCTTCTCGCTGCGCGTCTTTTCGATATATTCCTCTACTCGCTGGACGGCCTTCGCGTCCATGAGTACGGTTCGGGTTTCACTCTTGATTTCAGCCATTTTAGCTCCTTGTATTTAAAATTCAACCTTTTCGCCGTTTTTGTAAACTTCTATAAAGTTCAGGATGTTAAAGGTGGGCGAATCGTTTATCCATACTTCTCCGTCGCTTTCGATTGTTACGAAGTATTCGTCGTCGTCGGCGATCCCGTCAATAGGGATTATCTCTATTTCATCGCCGTCGTCATTAAATTCTTCACGATTTGTCCATCTGCGGCGCTCATCTCTATATTCATCGATGGCCTGCCTAACATCTGCCGGGACTTTCCCATACCCGTCCCTGGAGTGGTCCAGGTAGCACCAAGAAGCCACCTTTATGAAGCTGATTCTGCGCCCGTTGAACTTGTTTACAAAAGATTTTTTCTTATGGTCCCAAAATCCTATCCGATAATTCCCGGCGACATTGTAGACGATTTCCTTGTCTTCAAATGTAGGATACAACTTTCTGGTAGAACACCAGCGATGGTCCGCAAAGTTCGCCTCGAGCAGGTACTTCAGATATTTATTGGCTTTCTCTAGGAGTCCAATCTTTATCCGGAGCCTCTGGTTTTCTTCCTTCAGCTCGTCAAGTTCAGCATCTGCTTGCTGGATTTCTTGCGCCTGCAAGTTTTCTTCTTCTGCCGTCATCATCTTTGTGCGTTCCGGGTTCTTTTGCCTTTTTGTAGATAATTTATAAATAAAAAATCATTTTTGCAATAGTCTTTTAAAATTTTATGTAAATTTTTGATTTTTATTAAACGATTTTTCTAAAGGTGGTTGGTAGGGCCTTAAAAGGGGGTTGGTAGGGCGTTGAACCATTTCATTACATCTCATTTCATTACATCTCATTTCATTACATCTCATTTCATTACATATTTTTCTTTTTCATCTTTAGGGTGTGTATAGGGGAAAGGACTATCGAAGACCGTCTTTTGACCGTCAATAGACTGTCTTTTGATTGTCAAAATCTATTTACCTTTTTCGTGGCCCCACGAAAAAGGTGTTTTTCCCAAGATTTCGTTTTTTGTTCCGGGTATTCCAACCTGGAATAGTCGCCGTTTTGCATGGCGTGCGCCCTAAATGCGTTTTTGCGTTCAGTCGAGCAAATACACGACAGAAATGGAAAACGCCATAGACGCGCGTTTCTGTGTAAAAGAAAATATAGCGTTTATGCAAATATGTGCATAGTTTCACATAAAACAACAAGAAAGCCCCTTGAGGGGCTGTTGATATGTTGTCGATTTTGTGGATTACGCGGCCTTTTCCAGCATCTTCACGAATTCTAGGATTTCGTTTGTCTCGTCGGGGTTCTTCTTTTCCGCCCCGAATTCCTCGTGCGTGCGGTGCCATTCGCCGAAATTGCGGATATGGTTCAGGAGGCCGCCCTCGCCGTCTCCGAGATCGTAGCGGCCCTGGTAGGTGCTTTCTTCGCCGTTTTCGTCTGTGTAGCGAATTGTAAAGTCTGTCTTTTCGTACCAGCCGTAGGCGTCGCTCGTCTCGCGCTTTGCGTGCTGCCACATGTCGAGTTCACCGAGGATCATGTCTGCCGCCTTGACGCTCCAGGTGTTCTGCTTCTTGTCGATGATTTCATAAAGGCCGACAAATTCGCTGAACGGTACTTCGACAACCGGGGCGCCTTCGGTGACGGGGTACATCTTGACGGCGCGGGCGATGGTGTTTTGCGTCTTTACCTTGGCTTCGTTGATGGCGACCAGGCGGGCGGTGTGTTCCCTTTCTTCCTCGGCCTTGCTGGCGGCTTCGGCTTTTGCCTTCATTTCCGCCACGTAGGCTTCGACCTTTTCGAAGTCTTCGGCGGTCGGCTGGGCGTTGTTCACGGTCTTTTCAAGGGCGGAGATTTCGGCCTTGGTCTTCTCCAGGTCGGCGGCGTAGTTTTCGAGGGCCTGCTTGGCGTACTTGTTGTCTACGCCTTCGAGCTTCGCGATTCGCTTCTCCAGCCAATTGACGTTTGCCTTGGCGCGGTGCAGCGTGTAGGCCTGTGCGGCGTTCTTGAAGAACCTGTAAAGCGGGTGCTCCGGCGTGATAGTGCCGTGGTCTTCTTCGAAATAGTCGGTCATGGAGTCGGAATTGTTAATTACGACCAGGCCGCATTCCTTCGGCATGGTGGCGCGGCCGTATCTTTCGTTATCGATGAAAGACACGTTTTCGCCGTTCATGGAGAAGTAGAATTTTTGGAGTTCGCCGTTGAGCTTTACGCCGTTCCAGAAGATCTTGATTTCGTTTTTCATTTTGTACCTCTTTTGTTTTGTTTACGGTATAAATATACATAATTTATGTATGTCGCGCAAGAGTAAAGACGAAAATTTTTGATATTTTTTGCTTACGTTTTGTTCGCCGTTTTACTTTTTGTTGACTTTTTCGTTACAAAAAAGTTATATTTTTAATACAAAATTATCTCACAGGATGAAAAATTATATGAAAAATGACGAAAAAAACGGTTCTAACTTCGAGCGAAAGACAGCTAGGGCTATCATCATGCTGCCCGTTCCCGAAGTTCGACCCTACGAAAAGAACCCCAGAAAGAACGCCGGGGCGGTGAAATATGTCAAGGCGTCCATCGAAAAATTCGGCTTCAAGCAGCCTATCATCGTAGATTCCAACCGCGTTATTATTGCCGGACATACACGACTTGAAGCGGCGAAGTCCCTCGGCATGGCGGAAGTCCCCTGCATCGTTGCCGACGATTTGACGGATGCCCAGGTTAAGGCCCTGCGGCTCGCTGACAACAAGGTTGCCGAATTTTCCGAGTGGGAAATGAACCTCTTGGGCGAAGAATTAGGCGAACTCGCGGAAATTTCGGACATTGACATGGGTGATTTCGGTTTCGACCTATCCGACCTTGACAACATCGGTCTGAATGAAAAAACGGAAGTCGAGGAAGATGAAGTCCCGGAAGAAGTCGAATCTGTCTGCAAGAAAGGTGAGATTTGGCAGTTAGGCGAGCACCGTCTGATGTGTGGCGACTCTACCAATGCCGATGATGTGGCAAAGCTGATGAACGGAGAGCAAGCGGACGGAGTTCTCACCGACCCGCCATTTGGCAACGACCTCGGCTATGGCAGAGGGCAACTTGGCGAGAGGTACATTGCGAACGATAGCGACACAAAGGTTCTCTCATCGTTCTTTGCTCCACTCGATAGCGTACTGAAGAACAACACGCATTGCCTCGTTTGGATTCAATGGCGCACGTTCTCCACGTTGGAGAAAGCCTTTGAGAAGTACAAACTGCGTACCGTTGTTATATGGGATAAGATGCAACCAGGTTTGAGTGGTGGCGGTTTCGCTGAGCAATACGAAATGATGTGCGTGTTCATCAAAGGGCATGCCACTCAGAACGAGTATTGCGGCAACGTGTGGCAAATATCGCGTGAACATGACAAGCGTGCCGAAAGCGAACATCCACACAAGAAGCCTATCGCATTGCTCGTCAAGGCTCTCAACCTATGCAGCAAGGAGGGCGACATCATCCTCGACCTCTTCGGCGGCAGCGGTTCCACCATGATTGCCTGTGAGCAACTTGGCCGCACGTGCCGCATGATGGAACTTGACCCGCACTATTGCGATGTGATTATCGCACGCTGGGAGAAGCTCACCGGGCAGAAGGCCGTCAAGCTGTGAGGTGCGGATGGCAAAAGAAAAATATGACGGACGAAAGAACCTTGTCCCGATTCGCGACCATGAAACAGCCGTCATGATGGGAAAGCGAGGGGCGGAGGCCAAGAAATCGCAGAAGCAACAAAAACAGATGCTTCTTGCCGACATTCACGATGTCGTTACAGAACGAATCAGGGTGCCCGAACCGCTTTACCAGCAATTAAAAATACTTGGCATCAAGATCACGCGCCTGGAGCGTGTCGATAAGCTCATTTTTTACCGTGCGCTTTTGAAGGCGTTAAAAGACGGCGAGGCCGACCGTCTTTTGAAGATTGCGGAATTTGCCGGCATGAAGTTCACCGAAGACGAAACGCCTACATCGACCATGACCCCTGACACCGAACTCATGCTTTCCACGTTGTTTGCCCAGGGCCGCAAGGTGGAGCCGAAGCAACCCGAATCGGTCGCGCCCGCCGATGCCGCGAACGGTGCAGAAGGTGCCGCAAAGACGGAAGGCGCAAGCGAAACGCACACCGGACCATCCATTACCGTTTTTTCTGGTCTAGGTTAAAAGGTAGGGGGTGTTGTAATGGCTTTTTCGTGGACGCCCGACTTGATAGAGAGAGTGCGAGACTACCCGCACCTCCTGGGCCACATGGTAGGAAAGACGAAGCTCAAGAAGCTACATTCCGACTGGTGCAAGATGGTCTGGGACTCCCCTGGCGGCAAGCATTTCGCGCTCATGGCCCATCGTGGCGCATACAAGACGACCGCCATCACCGAGGTGGGCATCGTCTACTATCTGCTTTTCCACCCCTCCGACCGTATAGCCCTGATCCGCGAAACATGGACGGAAGCCGCGTCCACACTCGAAACTATCAAGGCCTACATGAGGAACCCGGCCATACAGTCCCTTTTCGCCTATCTTCACGGCAAGGCACCGGCAGAGTTGCGCTCCCCGTTCGGCTCCGTCACTTACGATTTCAAGCGCACCATCACCAAGGAAGGCTCCATCGACGCATACGGCATCAACCAGGTGCCGACGGGCCGACATTACGACCGCATCCTCTGTGACGATATTATCACCATCAAGGACAGGCTCTCCCGCGCACACCGCGAAATGGTGAAGCAGGGCGTTCTCGAAATCATGACGAACATTATCGACCCCGGCAAGAACTGCCTATTTGTTGGCACGCCGTGGCACTATGATGATGCCTGGGCCATGAAGAACGACGCGGGAAACCTAGTCATTCCCGACGCCATCAAGTACAGGCCGCAGGACACGAAGATATTGAGCCCGCAAGAGCTCGAAGAAAAACGGTCAACAACGACGGCCTCCCTGTTCGCGATCAACTATATGCTCGATACGAGCGTCAAGGATGAAGGCCAGATTTTCGACGAGCCTATCTACGGCGAGTGGGACTGGTCTATTCGGCCCACGCGAGTACACGGCCACATGGATGCCGCGTGGGACGGCTCCTGTACGAACGCACTCACCATCATGGCGGAGCGCCCCGACGGAAAGATTCAGGCTTACGGCAAGATATACACCGGCACTTTCGAGG